GTCTGGATAAGACCATCGGCATGGATAAGGTGGTGGCTGCGTGTAATTCTGCAAAGGAAACTCCCGGTGAAGAAAATGCGTTTCGGCAACTGCGTTTGAATCAGTGGGTAAAACAAGCGGTGCGTTGGATGCCGATGGAAAAATGGGATAAATGCAAGGTCGTTTTTGATGAATCCGAACTCGAAGGAAGAATCTGCTATGGTGGACTCGACCTTTCCAGTACAACAGATATTACAGCTTTTGTTTTGGTATTTCCTCCAACAGATGATGACGAGCATTATTACATTTTGCCTTACTTCTGGCTGCCGGAGGAAACTTTGCCGCTCAGAGTAAGACGTGACCATGTCCCATATGATGTGTGGGAACGGCAAGGCTACCTGAAAACGACTGAGGGAAATGTGGTTCACTATGGTTTTATCGAAAACTTCATCGAGGAATTGGGACAGAAATTCCATATCAAAGAAATAGCATTTGACCGCTGGGGAGCTGTGCAGATGTCACAGAATCTGGAAGGGCTTGGATTTACGATGGTGCAGTTTGGTCAGGGTTACAAAGATATGTCACCACCGACCAAGGAATTGATGAAACTGACCCTGGAACAGACGCTTGCCCACAACGGACATCCTGTCCTCCGTTGGATGATGGATAATATTTTCATTCGCCGTGACCCTGCCGGAAACATCAAGCCGGACAAAGAAAAATCCACAGAGAAGATTGACGGTGCAGTTGCCATGATTATGGCTCTTGACCGTGCAATTCGCTGTGGATGTGTTTCGGATGAGTCGGTTTATGATACGAGAGAGATGCTGATATTATAATAAGGAGCGTGATTTTATGGGGATTTTCAGCGGACTATTCAAGTCCAGAGATAAGCCTCACAACAGCTATGATAGTCCATCATACACATACTTTTTCGGTAGAAGCAATGCAGGAAAAAGAGTCACCGACAGAACAGCCTTACAGCATATTGCGGTGTATGCCTGTGTACGTGTGCTGTCGGAAGCAATTGCACAGTTGCCACTACACTTGTACAAATACAACGATAGCGGAAAAGAGCGAGTGCCACAGCACTCGCTTTACTTTTTGCTCCACGATCAGCCAAATCCTGAAATGACTTCTTTCGTATTCCGAGAAACCCTGATGTCCCATCTGCTGATCTACGGAAATGCCTATGCACAGATTATCCGAAACGGCAGAGGTGATGTTTTGGGATTGTATCCTCTAATGCCTGACAAAATGAAGGTTGACCGTGATGAAAAAAACCGCCTGATATACATTTACAGCCGTTACGATGAAGCAAATCCGAATCTGAAAGAACAGGGGGACATCATTCTTTACGCCGATGAAGTCCTGCACATTCCTGGTTTAGGATTTGACGGACTGGTTGGATATTCGCCGATTGCACTTGCGAAAAATGCAATCGGCATTTCTATTGCCTGTGAAGAATATGGAGCATCGTTTTTCGGAAACGGTGCAAGTCCGTCAGGTGTTTTAGAACACCCCGGAGTGATCAAAAATCCGGAACGTGTGCGTGATGCTTGGCAAAGAGCCTATGGCGGAAGAAACGCCCACAAGGTCGCAGTTTTAGAGGAGGGCATGAAATTCACCCCCATTGCAATTCCAAACAATGAAGCACAGTTTCTGGAAACACGAAAGTTTCAGATTGAGGAAATTGCAAGAATGTACAGAGTGCCGCTTCATATGATTGGCGACCTTGACCATGCAACATTCAGTAACGTAGAACATCTGTCATTGGATTTCGTCAAATACAGCCTTGACCCTTGGATTGTTCGATGGGAGCAGTCCTTACAAAAAGCACTTCTTTCTGATTCGGAAAAAGGTCAGTATTTCGTGAAGTTCAATGTAGACGGACTTTTGCGTGGCGATTATGCTTCCCGTATGCAGGGATATGCTACAGCACGTCAGAACGGCTGGATGTCTGCTAACGATATTCGTGAACTGGAAGATATGAATATGCTTTCTGAGGAAGAAGGTGGTAATCTTTACTTGTGTAATGGCAGCTTTACAAAACTTTCTGAAGCGGGAAAATTTGCAAATCAAAATTCAGAAAAGGAGGAAAAAACCAAATGAAGAAATTTTGGAACTTTATCCAAAACGAAGATACATCGGAAACAGAGCTTTTGTTTAATGGCCCTATTTCAGAAGATACCTGGTGGGGCGATGAGGTCACACCTGCCCTTTTCCGTGACGAACTTTCAAAAGTAAGTGGAAATCTGACAGTCTGGCTGAATAGTCCAGGCGGAGATGTGTTTGCCGCAAGTCAGATTTATTCCATGCTGAAAAATCATAAAGGCAAGGTCACCGTAAAAATTGACGGTATTGCAGCCTCTGCCGCATCAGTTGTAGCAATGGCAGGCGATGAAACTTTGATTGCACCAACTGCCCTAATGATGATCCACGACCCCAGCACTTGTGCTATGGGAAATAAATCTGATATGGAAAAGGCTATCATCTTGCTTGATGAAGTCAAAGAGAGCATTATCAACGCCTACGAAACCAAATCTCATCTCAGCAGAAACAAGATTGCGAAGCTGATGTCCGATGAAACATGGCTCAATGCGAAAAAGGCTCATGAAATGGGGTTTGTAGACGGGATTCTGTTTGCAGAGAAGAAAGTGCCTGTTGTTCCTGAAGAGGAAGAACAGGATGAAGAAGAAAAAGAAGATACCCTGACTGCAATGACCTATTCCAAATCGAAGAATCTATCTGCATTCTTATCCAAAGTATCTGCATCAGCAGAATTCGTTACAGGTACACCAATTGACCAGCTTGAAAAAAGACTGGCATTACTGAAATACTAAGGAGGATTTTAACTATGGCTATGACAATTCAGGAACTCAGAGAAAAGAGAAAGAAGGTTTGGGATACTGCCCGTGATTTTCTCGACAGCAAGAGAAATGCAAACGGCGTGCTCAGCGAGGAAGATTCCAAAACATACGATGCAATGGAACAGACCATTGTTGACCTTGGCAAGGAAATTCAGCGTCTGGAAAGACAGGCTGAAATCGAAGCTGAAATGAACAAGGCAACTTCCACTCCTGTTCTCGGCAAGCCTGCCACACCGGACGTAACGAAAAAGGCAGGTACGGCAAGCGATACTTACAAGACAGCATTCTGGAACAGCATCAGAAATCGTAACTGGATCGATGTCCATGACGATTTGCACATTGGCACAGACGCAGAGGGTGGCTATCTTGTTCCAGATGAGTTTGTGCGCCTGTAAAAGGCGATGTTTACAGTAGATTAGGCTCTACACCGCACAGCAGAGCGGTTGTCAATCTGCCTAACCGATGACAGGAAACTGGACACGGGAACACAGCACGGCAGAAACGCAGGAAACGTCAAAAGGATATGAGGCGAGTAGTACCTGCAATGACAAGATAACATAAGGATAAGGCTGGATTGCCAAAGCAAAGGTTAGCTCCTTTTTCGTGGGAGGGTGTGGAAATTATCCTGAAACCACTCTCATGACCCCACCATAATATTGAATTCGTTATGGTGTCTGCTATAGGTCATGAAGCAAGCGTGAGAACACGTGAGATAAACCGAAATGATATCCGACAGTTATCACTTGCCTATAAGCATCGTTAAACAGGGATTGCCTAAGTGGAAATGCCGAAAGGCTATGTCTATTCGAGACTGAATATTCCATATGGCAACGGAGCTTCCGTAGTAGTCCGAGGTGGATAACGCCCACTACATGGCGAAGGGAAGCAGTTTGTTAATTCCAAAGTAAGAAGATGAAAGGGAGGAGAATCCTCATGAATCCAACATCGGAGATTTTGGAGCGTGTCAATAAAAGTTCCTCGGAACATCACGACGGAGTCTTTACAAGACTCTTTCGCTACCTTCTGAGAGAGGACATTTATTTTGCAGCTTACCAGAAATTATATGCAAACAGTGGAGCAATGACTCCCGGAAGTGACAACGACACTGCTGACGGTTTTAGTGCTGAATATGTGCATGAACTGATTGAAGAATTGAGGTCAGGAAAGTACAAACCGAAGCCTGTGCGCAGAGAATATATCAAGAAACAGAACGGAAAAATGCGCCCACTGGGTATTCCGTCATTTCGAGATAAACTTCTGCAAGAGGCGGTTAGAATGTTTCTGGAAGCAATCTATGAACCGTTATTTTATGACCAGTCACATGGTTTCAGACCGGAGAGAAGTTGTCATACAGCTCTCGACCAGATAAAGACAAATTTTCGTTCTGTAAAATGGTTCATAGAAGGCGACATCAAGGGTTGCTTTGACAATATAGACCACGCAGTGCTTATTAAAACGTTAGAAGTCAAAATCAAGGACAGCAGATTTATCAATATTATCAGAGCTTTCCTGAAAGCAGGTTATGTGGAAGATTTTCAATATCATACCACAATCTCCGGTACACCACAGGGCGGAATCATTTCCCCTATTCTGGCAAATATATACCTGCATGAGCTTGACCGGAAAGTCATGAAACTCAAGGAAAAGTTCGATAAGCAGTCTACACGACACCAGACACCGGAATATCTTCATTTAGCGAAAAGAAGGCAGACACTTCAAAAGAAGATTGACAGGGTAAAAGGTGAGGAACGTGAGCTTGCAATCAAGGAATATAAAGCGGTGTGCAATCAAAAATTGAAAACGCCCGCAAGAATGTCCGACGATAAAAAGCTTGTATACTGCCGATATGCTGATGATTTTCTAATTGGAATCAGCGGAAGCAGAGAAGACTGTGAAGAAATTAAAGAGATTCTGAGAGAATTTCTATCAACGCAGTACCATTTAGAGTTGAGTGCTGAGAAAACAAAGATCACACACAGTGCTGAACGAGTACGTTTCCTTGGTTATGACGTTGCGGTACGCCGAAGCCAGAAGATAAAGAAAAAGGCAAACGGTGTTAAACAAAGAACGCTGAATAACTCTGTAGAATTAACTGTACCTCTCGAAGATAAGATCATGCAGTTCCTGTTCAAAAACGACATCATAGGACAAAAACCAAACGGAGAAATCTGGGCGGTTTGCGTTCCAAGATTAAGACATCTTTCGGAAGTGGATATTGTGAACAGGTATAATGCACAAATCCGTGGCATTTGCAATTATTACTGCTTAGCAGCGAATTATGATAAGCTGAATTATTTCCGTTATCTTATGGAATATAGCTGTCTAAAGACGCTTGCAAGCAAAAGCAACAGCACAACGAGAAAAATCATCCAAAAATATCGTCATGATGGCAAATGGGCTATTCCCCACGAAGTTAAAGGCGGTATCAAATATGCAAAGCTTGTCTCGTTAGCTGACTGCAAAGCTGGTAAGTTGATGTCCGATAAAGACCCATGGCAATACAAATCCTTTGACCCGAAAAAGCTGTCACAATATGTGCGGTTAAGCGCAGGGGTATGTGAGCTGTGTGGTGATAATAGTGATTCCTGCTGTATTTATCATGCAGGTAAAATGAAGAATCTGAAAAGCACTACGGAATGGGGCAAGAAAATGCTTCACATGAGACGTAAAACGTTGATTGTTTGCCCGAAATGCTTCAAAAAGATTCACAGGGAACAAAATAAATGACATGTCAATAATGAATGGAAAGCCGTGTACATCGAGAGGTGTAAGCACGGTTTGGGAGGGGCTTTGTGCAAACCTGTCATCGAAAGATGATAAGGCGGCACACTGCTACCTCACGAACGAAAACTGGTGGAAGCCCTGACCGAAGAAAACATTTTCCGGCAGCTGGCAACCGTTATCAAAACTTCCTCCGGTGATCGAAAGATTCCCATCGTTACTTCTAAGGGCGAAGCTGCTTGGATGGATGAGGAGGACGCATATAAGCTGTCGGATGATACCTTTGGACAGGCTTCCCTCGGTGCATACAAGGTCGGTACGGCAATTAAGATCTCTGAGGAACTGCTGAATGATGCTGCTTTTGACCTGCCGTCTTACATTGCAAAGGAATTTGCAAGAAGAATCGGTGCAAAGGAAGAGGAAGCATTCTTCGTTGGTGACGGCAAGGGCAAGCCGACCGGTATCTTCGCTGCAACGGGCGGTGCAGAAAGCGGAGCAACTACCAGTACTGCAAATATCACTTTTGATGATGTTCTGGAACTGTTCTATTCTCTGAGAAGCCCGTATCGTAAGAAAGCTGTATGGGTACTGAACGATTCCACAGTAAAGGCACTTCGTAAGCTGAAAGACAGCACTGGCAATTACATCTGGAATCCGTCTGTACAGGCTGGCGTACCGGATACCATTCTCAATCGTCCGTACTACACTTCCAGCTATGTGCCGGAAATCAAGGCTGGTGCAAAGTGCCTTGCTTTCGGCGATTTCAGCTATTATTGGATCGGCGATCGTCAGGGACGTTCCTTTAAGCGACTGAATGAAGTATTTGCAATGAATGGTCAGGTTGGATTCCTCGCATCTCAGCGTGTCGATGGCAGACTGATTCTGACCGAAGCCGTAAAGACACTTGGCATGAAAGCGTAATCAGAGAAAGGGGTTGGAGTGGGTGGTAACTTTACAGGAAGTCAAGCAATATCTGCGGATTGATTTTGAAGATGATGATACATTGCTTCTCTCCCTTATTTCAACTGCAAAACAGCTGGTAATGGATGTGGGAAGAATGGACGAGGAACGCTTTTCAGAAAACGAAGATGTGGTACGAACAGCAATGCTCTACACGGTTTCTTATCTCTATGAAAACCGCAATACTGCAGACTTTTCCAAGCTGACATTAACGCTTCGTGCCATGCTGTTTGCACAGCGAGAGGATGTGATTTGATGGAAATTGGAACACTGAATCAGAGAATCATCTTTCTGGAGAATCGTGTTGTTACAGATGAAATCGGCAATCACACCGCTGTGTGGGACGAAGCCTTTTCCTGCTGGGCAAAAGTGACTTTGAAAGCTTCTTCGGAGCATACGGACGCTGGTGTGACCAAAGAAACACAGACACTGGAATTCCTCATTCGGCAAAGTCAGCACTGGATGCCGTCTGTAACAGGCAACCGAATCTTGTTTCGGGATGTCACATACAACATCACCAGTGTTACACCGGATTATCTGCACAAGGATTATCTGAAACTTGCTGCAGAAGCCAGAAAGGCAGGGCAAAATGACCAGTATTGACGATCTTGCAGAAGAAATCATGCAGGGCTTGCAGGAATATGCAGACCTTGCAGATACTGCCATGAAAAAGGCTGTCCGGAAAACCGCCACGCAAGTGAAAAACGAGATTTCCGCCAATGCTCCGAAGGACACCGGAAAATATGCAAAAAGCTGGGCAACGAAAAAGACTGGCGAAAACAGTCACTCTTTGGAGATGACAGTACATTCTAAAAACAGATATCAACTGGCACATCTTCTGGAAAAGGGGCATGCCAAGCGTGGCGGTGGTCGGGTATCCGGCAAACCGCATATTGCTCCTGCGGAAGAAAACGGTGTACAGTTGCTGGAGCATTTAATCGAGGAGGCGTTGTCATGACCTACGAACAAATCGCAGAAATGATGGAGGAAATGGGACTGCCTTTCGCCTATCATCATTTTGCCGAAGGTGAAAGTCCCGCACCGCCTTTTTTGCTGTTTCTATCTCCTGGAGAGAATACATTTTCAGCGGATAATTCCATGTATTTCAGTTTTAAGAAACTGGATATTGAACTTTATACAGACGTTAAGAATCCTGAACTGGAAAATCAGATTGAAGAGGTTCTGAAACGTCATGAGATCTACTACACAAAATCAGAAGTCTGGATAGAGTCAGAAAGGCTCTATGAAGTGCTTTATGAAACGGAGGTTTAAGTCCTATGGCAAACAAAAAGAACAAGGTCAAATTCGGTTTGACCAATGTACATTACGCTAAAATCAATGACTGGGTAACCGATGCCAGCGGAGCCAATTTGACACCGGTCTATGTGGATCCGGTGCGTCTGCCAGGTGCGGTTTCCATTTCCATTGATGCCAATGGCGAAAACGAAAATTTTTATGCCGATGACATCGTATACTATGTAATTTCCAACAATTCTGGCTATGAAGGTGATTTGGAAATCGCCCTGATTCCTACAGATTTCTCTACAGATATTCTGGGAGAAATCCTGGACAGCAACGGTGTTTTGGTGGAACGAAATGATGATGAGGTATCACAGTTTGCATTGCTGTTTGAATTCACCGGAGATAAGCGGAAGATTCGCCATGTTCTCTATTGCTGTTCCGCCTCCCGTCCAGCAACAGAGGGACAGACTACCGAGGACAGCAAGGAAGTAAAAACAGAAACCATCTCCATCAAGGCTTCGGCACTGCCCAACGGTCTGGTAAAGGCAAAGACCTGTGAGTCCACAGATGCTTCTACTTATGATGGCTGGTACAAGAACGTATACACACCGGCAGTCGGAATGGCTTCCAAGACCACTGTAAAAGCGTAAGGAGGGTGCAGTATGGCAATTCAGAAGAACATCACCATTGATGGGATTGATGTGCCGTTTAAGGCAAGTG